ATGCGACGGTTTATCCCATATCTTTCAATATAGGCCGGACTGTATCTTAAGCTAACTCAGGCTGATTAGACCTTCATTGTTAACCGACACCCGTTCAGTCTCTGAGACCCTTTCATATCCTATCAAACGGATTTAGAAAGTAAGCCTGCGGATTATCCATGTATCTTTTTCGTTTTTACTATGCCTTAGGTCATTACCCCAGGTATCAAATATAATTTCTTATAAATGAGTAGTAGAAAAAGCTTTAGGAACTTCCCGCAACAAGGTGTCTTGCAATTAATTTTGCTTTTACAAAATAATTACTAGACGATAAACTGTTTACCTAACATACTGTTAGCAGTCGTCTTTTCATCACGCACATTTTTTTCTTCATGATGTTGTTGTTCAAGGCGGTTGTAATAAAATTGAACTTCATTTGACCAGCAGCAGTGTTACTAGGAGCGGAACTGGAACCAGCTTGGGAAGCAGTAACAGGAGCAACATAAGCAGCAGCCGTAGTCATGATTGGAGCAATACTAACGTTGGTCAATTTACCGTAGTTAGTAGATCCCATAGGATCAATGCAGAAGAAGTCAAGAGAATATGAATATAAATGGTATCCAGTGAGAAGAGGAATAACAGGAGCTTCGTACCAAGGATTAACCAATGAAAAGTAATCGGATCCCATTTGATAGAGACGTTGGGTATTTTCGTAAACCAAGGTAGTATTCAAAATTGGATCAGATCCTTGATTGAAATCGATAACACCGAACAATGCGTTCGTAACAGCAACAGATCCTTGAGAAGGAAAGAATGCAGCTGAAGAACTAACAGCGGTACCAGCATAAGGTCCATATGGAACTTGTTCGTTATCGGTATAGTTAGACCAAGAAGAAGCACAATAAGTATTTCTAGCAGAGAAGAACAAAGCCTTGATTGCATGAGAAAAGCGGATATCATAAACAGGTTGAGTGTTAACACCGTTAAAGGTTTGAACAGGAGCGGATTGAACTTGTTCGATAAGAATATCACGTGGAGCGCACGCCATCTTCTTACGTTCATCGTTAGAAACGATAGCATAGTTGGCCCAAACTTGAACATTACTCATAGTAGCTTCAGCTCCAGAAATATCAGAAGCTTGGGCAGGAGCAGAAGTCCAAACACCACTAGCGCCTGCAGCACCTCCAACAGTGTAAGTATCCTTAACAAGAAGATTTTGCCAAGTTTGGAATGCAAAGTTAATACGCATTTCATTATAAGGCAAGGCAGCAGTAGGGAGAGCCAAACCAGTATCACGAGTATAGAAGAATGGAAGAGGCAAGTTCAAAGTAGCAGCTGGCAAAACTTGGGCAACAGGAGCGGTAAAGAACGTGTTGTTCACTGCAACAGGATTAATCAAACCATCCAAGTTTCCAATCATGTTGTTGTAACCATTTTGCTTTCCAGCAGGAGTAGTAAACGCTGCCCAGAAATCGAGGTGGTAGTTATCAAATCGTGCAGCAACCAAATCATTAAAAGAAATGTTGCATTCTTGAATTAAATTGTGCATAAAGTTACGAGTCCATCTCAAAACAGAAACAGCACTTCCAGCAGTAGTAACAGACAAAGTAGGGTTGGTAAAAGATGCAGTAACACTGTTCAAGGTCAAACGAAGCCACGTATGAAGGAGGTAATCACCAGCACGAGAAATAGACACAGACCATTGTTGGCCGAATCCAGGCTGGCCGGATGAGCGAGAAAGACACACGGGGACTTGAGTGAACCACGTAGCCTTGCGGATTTCTCTCACAAAGTACGCGACCGAATCCGGTCCACCATATAAATACTTTTCCTGTTCATCATAGGTAGCTAAATCAATAAAACCTGAAGTAAGGTTACTAGCGCAGAGATTGTTCGCCATTTTGATATTTTATATATAGCAAGAAATTAAAAAATAATTTTTTTTTAATTTGTCTTAAATAATAATTAAAATCGATTTTTTAAAAAAGAAATATTAGAAAATTACACAATGTCGAGTAAAAATAAATGTAAAATTTGTGGACTTAACGCGATTTTTGCATATAATAAAGAAGATAAAGAAAAATTTTGTAAAATCCATAAACATCCAACGATGATAAATGTAAAACATAAAAGATGTGAATACGAAAACTGTAAAAGCCATCCATCGTACGGGTATGAATCTGACGGAAAACGTGTATTTTGTAAAGAACATAAAAAAACTGAAATGATAGATTTAAAAAACAAAAAATGCCAATTTGAAAATGGTTGTGGAAAAAGACCTTTATACAATTTAGAAGGAGAAAAATGTGCTATATTTTGTAAAGAACATAAAAACCCTGAAATGATAAATGTGATAAATAAACGTTGTCAATTTGAAGATTGCGATAAAATTCCTTCATATAATTTTGAAACAGAATTAAGACCTATTTTTTGTAAAAAACACAAACAACACAATATGGTAGATATTTTAAGTAAAAAATGTAAATTTATAGGATGCAATACTCAAGCAAATTATAATCATAAAAACGAGAAAATTGCATTATTCTGTGTAGAACATAAAGAACAAAATATGATTAATGTAAAATCTAAAACGTGTAAATTTCAAGATTGTGTAAAACAACCAAATTATAATTATAAAGATCAAAAAATTCCAATTTTCTGCGCAGATCATAAAGAATACGATATGGTTAATGTAAAATATAAATCGTGTAAATATGAAGGATGTGAAACTTTCCCAAAATTTAATTATATTTCAGAAAAAACAGCTATATTTTGTAGCAAACATAAAGAGCCTAATATGGTCGATATAAATCATGCAAAATGTAAGTCAGAAAACTGCAAAACAGTCGCAATATACGGTTACATTGGTCAAGAGCTTTCATACTGTGGTAAATGCGCGAGTAAAATTTCTTATAAAGGCCTTTACAAAACTCCAAATAAGATTTGTGAAGATGACTGTAAAGAGATTGCAGCTTATGGTATAAATGAGCCATTGCATTGTGAAGAGCACTCAAAACCTGAAGAAATTTGTTTAATTGTTAAAACATGTATTGGATGTAATCGAGAAAATGAGATTATAAATAAAGAAGGGCTGTGTGTAGAATATTGCCAACCTGATAAAAAATTTCAACAAATTAAACAAGAAAAAAAGAAGGAAAAAAAGGTTTTGAAATACCTTGATGATAATCAACATAAAGGTTATTCTAAAGAGGAAAATTGTGAATTGGTACGCATGCATCAAATTTACGAAGCTTTAGGACTTCCTTGTATATTTCTTAGATTTAACCCTGATAATTATAGAGTCAATGGAAAACTTGTAAAAATTAACATAACATCACGTTTAGAACAATTAGTATTATGGCTAAAATATTGTTTTGAATTAAAAGAACCTAAAGGAATTCTTTATAAATTTTTATATTATGATAACTACAATGAAACCGATAAAAATTTTTTAGAAGTAAACGATATAGAATTGTGCGCGAAGACTGCAAAAAACTTGGAATACGTTTAATAGAGATTCCACACGATTTAGAAATAACCTTGGAAAATATTTCGAAAATTGTAGAGTTTTGACGATTAACAAATCTAGTGAGAACTTTGGAAAAAAATATAAAAGAAGACTTTTTAAAATAAACCGAAAAGAAATTTTAAAACTTGGTTTTAAAATTTTACAAAATTAATTGTGATTTAAAGATAAGGATTTATAAAAATGGTTCAAACTAGAAACGAAACAACTTCACAATCTTTTAACAAGATTTTATGCGGAGATATTAATATTTTTGAATGCGAATTAGTATTACAAGATGGGGCAAAGATTATTATTCCTATGAGAGAAAGCGATGGTTGGATTAATGCTACATTACTTTGCAAGGCTGGAGGAAAACGATTAGATAGTTGGAAAAGATCTCCAGAAACTCAAGAAATAATTAAGAAATTATTAGAAAAAGTGATTACACAAAACGCGGAAACTACAGTAATTGAAATTTATAAAGGAAACTCGAGTAAATTTAACCAAGGAACTTGGATCCATCCTGATTTAGGCTTGAATTTGGCTCAGTGGATTTCTCCAAGTTTTTCGGTTCAGGTTTCGAGATGGATTCGTGAACTTCTTATTACTGGTCAAGTAGTTTTAGGTAACGAGAAAAAAGAAGAAGAAATTAAAGCAATCTATGAAGAAAAAATTTCTACGTTAGAAGAAGAAATTAAAAAACGTGA